CGGCGACTTAGATTACGCTTTTAAATTCACTTCCATCGTAATCAAAAGCGTAATCTAAGTCGCCGTATTGACGATTGAAAATAGTTAAGAAATTTTTATTTATAAACGATTTGCTTTCTTTATACTTAAACGCTATTTGCTTATAAAGTGGTAATCGCTTAATGTTGCTTGAGTTTATAACGTGCTTCGTTATGTCTTTTTCACTCCCTAATGAATACCAATCTTGTAAAGGTTCAATTGTAAATGTCGTTTCGTTTTCCCCAACACAAACCAAATTAAATGCTTTGAAAATAGCTGAAACAAAATCCGCAACTTTTATCGTGCTATTTAAAGCCGTTGCGACGGTACTCGTTAACACTATTGGCGACACTACATTTTTAGTAAAAGTTCCTGCTAAACCTTGGTCGAATGTTATTGAAGCGTTACAAGTAACTGGTTCATCTGCATAAAGAAATATTTTATAAGGTACGTTTTCAGCTTCGTATGCTTGAATAGGAGTACTCGCAACTTTTTTAATTGCAATTCCAGTTAACGTTGGTGCAATTTCAGTCGTTGAATACAAAGTGTCGTTTCTAAATACTTCTACAAAAAACTTTGCTGTTGTTGAACTTACTGCAGCTAAATTTATAGTAATATCAATTTCTAAAAATTCTAAAATTAAAACCTCGCTTGTTGCTGAATTAAACGTGACAAAATCAACCCCAGTATTATTTGCATAACCACACAAATGTTTATTTGTCAATAAGTTAGGTTTATTATTTATTTGATGTCTAAAATATAAATCCGTCCATCTTGTTGAACTAAAAAACGTGCTATTGAAAGTAATTCCATATTTAGCCTCTATAAAATCAAAAACTTTAGAAACACGAACGGCAGGAAATAACTCCAAATAAGATAAAGGGGTGCTTGCATTAAAAATGTTATCTGGTCCTGCAACATCGCTCCATAACCTTGTTGGTGAAACCAAAGGAAATCGAATATCATAACTTGTCGTTCCGTCCGTTAATCTGTTATAAACTTGCGTTCCAGTATAAGTAAAACCAATACTTGAATAATCTAAATTAGCTAATATATCTTCCCCAAACCTATCCTTTAACGAAGTCAAAGCGCCAAAGAAATTAAGCGAATAACTTACTACTTGTCCGTCTTTAATAACAGCCTCATTCAGTTGTATTTTACCAACCCTAAACGGCATTGTTTCGATTTCTATGAATGCATCACGTCTTAAATTTTGGTCGATTGTAGGCACAACATCGCTTTCGTACCAATGTTGGAAAATAGCGTTGTTTCGTGGTGAAGCTGGTACTAAAAACGATTGTGAAAAATCGCTGAATACTTTGCTAATATCCTGAACGTTTGCAACAGAACTATTAACCGTTACAATTTCGTCTTTGAATAGATCAACTTCAACTCCCTCAATAAACAGTTGCAACTTCGTCATAAGCGTATTCAAAATCAAGTGTATAGTTCAAGTCTTTCTTGTTTACTATTTTAAATAAGTCGGCATCGTTTGTCAATATTTTAGCAGGTAAATTATTAACCATTATTCTTTCAGATAGCATCAATTGTTCAATGATAAATTTAAAGTTTTCATCTACGCTTCCAGAATTAACTGTTATTTTCCTGCGTGCGTTTCGATTCATTTGCCTTGTTTGCCCGTCCGAAACAGTCCATTGATTAACCGTTGGAACGGCAGTTAGGAAATTATAATCTTCGCTTGTTGTTGTAATTTTATCAATTGACGCTTTAAAGAAAAAAACACGTTGCCAACCTCCCAACTTGTTTATAAAGTCAATCGTTACGGGAGTGTAACGGCATTCTGCTAATGGCTTGAAAGTGAACGATTGCAATAATACGTTTGTAGGGCTGTAAAATTCAACTCTATTTCCACCTGCATAGTAATTACTTGAAGGTGTTGTTGCACTTTGCCAAATGTAAGGAATATCGCAATATCTTTGATTTACTGCATCTATGTTTGTTGTTTCAAAGTTGGTTGGATTCGCTAAAGAAACATATTTTACATAAGCTGAAATTCCTAAAAAAACAGTGAAATAACCAGGTGATAAAAGTCCACTTGGAACGGTTGTATCGCTTGTTTTTGGATAGTAAAAAACCATTCCCGTTGGATACTGAAACAAAGAAAACGCACTATTAAAAGTTAATGCCTCATTATTCCACGGCAAAATTGCTAAACCGCCACTATCTGTATAAGCTCTATATCCGTCAAATGAACGGTAAGTTCTTGTATCAAGTAGTGTGTAAGTTCCTGAAACGTTTTTATATCGCTTTATCTGAATGTATGCACTTGCTCCACTTGGTGTTAACGTTGCTGTACTTGGTAACGTTCTAATATTTTGATACGTGTTACTAATAAATTCACGTACAAACGGTGTTACGTTGTATCTAGTCACGTTGTTTGTGCTACTTGGGTTATTCTTTTCAAGTGTGTAAGTTGGCGTTGCTGGAAAAGTAGATGTTAAGCTGATAAACAATTCTACCTTTGAACCAGTTTGCCCTGCCTCACTTACTTGAACTAAAAACGGCGTTCTTGCGTACATTTTCTTTTATTGCTATGTCTATAATATTGCTAACTGTCAATACATAGGGGTTTATTAATTCAGTTGGTAATTTCTTAAGTTTCGTTTCTAAAGCATCGCTAAAAAACATCGTTGGTTTAATGCCTCGGTTGTAAATATTACCTGCTATTATTTGCGCTATTGTTCTATAATTACCTTTTTTATATTTGCCTTGTTCATCTCTTAATCTTATATTTTTTCGCTTAGCCCAAACTTCAATGTTTGTAACAAAACTTTGCCACGAACCTGCATAATTTCCAGAACCAAATTTAAAACGGCTATTGGGTGCTTGTTGCCCTCTTATCTTTGCATTCTTTGAAACCTTACTTGGGTTTGCACCTTTAACTCCTTGGTCTTGGAAGAACCCGTAATCTTCCATTTGAAAGCCTATACGGATAGAATTTGGGTAAACCTTACTTTCGCCTTTAATCGAATTATAAAGTTTCTTAGACGCGTTCTTTTTACGTTTCGTTAAATTCGTTCTTGCTTGTTTAACAACTCCGTCAACAAACTTTTGTAGTGCTTTTGCTCTTTCGTCTTGACTCATTTCGTTAATCGTTTAAATTCTCGTTGCTGTAAATCATCGCTTTGTTTTGTAAACGTGAGAAAAGTGAGGCACTTTCTAAGTCCCAACTTGGTGATTGCATCGAATCTTGTAACGTCGCCTTGAGCGAGGACGTGTAAGCTTCCATACCACCCCCACTGTTTTCCAAATTGAGTTCTTTCACTAAGTGAGTTTTGATTTCCTGATTCATCTCCGTCTCCAAAAATGTCAGGGTAGCCTTCAATAAGTCTTTTTCTAAACTCCAAAAAAAAACATTCGCTCCCTTAACGATTTGTAACGGTGCGAATTTCATTAAGTCGCTGTATTCATCACTACCGTTATAATCGTGAATAGAATAACGGTCTTTAAATGTTTCCTTAATTGGTCGGTACATAACCGCCATTGCTTTATGAAATGTAGAAACGTCTTGTAAGTACTTTTCTAAATCTACGTATTCGCCGAAACTAATCTCTTCTAAATTTGGAATAAAACCGAACTCCAAATCTTTAATTTTAAATCGTTGTTGGAACGTTCCTTCTGCTTCTAATGTTTTTGTAAGTGAAATTATAAGTTCAGTTAAATCGGTCATTCGCATTTTAGCTATTGACTTCAATTCTAAACCCGTAAAACATTGCACCATTTGCTCCATTAAAAAATCTTCATCGTCACTATTTTGAGAAACGTTAACGAATTTTTGATAGGCACTAAGTGGTATTTCTGCAATCGAAGTTGGTATGTTTAATTCTATCTTCATACCTATTAAACTACAAAGTTTAATAAATGTTGTAAACGCCCTTGTTCGTGATTATAGATTCCATTTCGTGGTAACGAAGTGCGTCAATCCCATGCTCGTTGCCTCCTTGTGGTTTGTTGGTTGTTTTTCCAGTTCTATCAACGTCCCAACAATACCCACGAAGTTCTTTAATTAGGTTTGTGCTATCGCTTGTAACTAAGTATTCTTGCTGTTGCATTACGTCAATACCGTAGTTGATTGAATCCTTACCTTTCGTTACGGGGTAAATTTGTAAACCCCTACGCCGTATTTCTTCAATCGATTTCGGTTCTGCTGAATCGGCATAAATTACAGTGTCTTTTGGTAGTGCGTTTGCGATATCGCCGTTAACCATTCCAGTACGGTAAAACAATTCTTTAACAATTCGTTTATCATTCCATTTGTAAACTGCAATCGCGGCACTCGGGTCGTTAGTATATCCGAAGTCTAATCCAATTCCTAATAAACGGGCTTCATTTGGAATAGTATCTATTGTTTGCCAGTTGCTGAATACAACCCCTTGTAAGTTTCCAATTTGCCCTTCGCCGTAAACACGCCACCAATTCGCCCAATAATTAGACGTTTTCGCTTTCTCTTTCTTAATCATTAAATCTTCCAAAGTTTCCTTTGAAATACCCTCGTTGTCTAAATAAGTAAGCAATAGAAATTCTGCGTTGTGCTGTGGTAATATTTCACTATGCACCCAAAATTCGTTATCGGGATTGAAG